GCTGCATGGGGAACAACTGTAACAGTTGTTCTACTTCAAGATAAAGGTTCAGCAGTATCAGCAACAAACCCGCTATACACAATGTCTGTGTTAGTAAACGGAACACAAGATATTAACGGAGCAGTTGGCGATATTGGTTCACAATCAGTAACTTGGAACTGTAACTCAACAGTTGCAGTTGCAACAACAGGTACTTTCTAAAAACAAACTAAGGGGCAAAAATGGCAAAGTTAAAAGTAACAAGGGCAGATGGAATAGTTGGCGAATACCCAATTACTCCATTGGTGCAATACGGATTTGAGATTTGGGCTAAAAAAGGATTCCACAAATCCTTTATTGAAGATGCTTCTCAAACTTCGATATTTTGGCTTGCTTGGGAATGTATTCGCAGGTCTGGTGAAACCGTACCGATGTTTGGGGAAAAGTTCATTGAAACTTTGATTGACGTTGAAGTTCTCGATGACGATTCCCCGAACTAGGGCGCGATTCCGTCACCTACCTTATCGCTAAATTAAGCGTGAGGCTAGGAGTCGCGCCACAACATTTGTTAGAACTAGATGAAGTAATGCTAAAGAATCTAATTAAGGTTCTTCAAGACGAAGCGAAGGAGATGAGAGATGCCAACAGAAGTCGTGGGCGCTCTCGCTCTTCGTAAAGCCTTAAAACAATATGCGCCTGACTTAGCAACTGAACTACGTAAAGAAGTTGCTGCTGCTTTAAAACCAGTTGTATCACGCGCACGCGGTTTTGTACCTAGTGACTCAGACATTATGAGCGGATGGCAACGTCGTTCATTCTCTGAAGCAAAGTTTCCTATGTATGATTCAAACATCATACGCAAAGGCATTAGTTACAAAACCAGTCCTAGCCGAGCCAACAATCGTGGCTTTACATCATTAGCAGCAATTGAAAACAAATCTGCTTTGGGTGCAATTATTGAAACCGCAGGACGCAAAAATCCAGGGGGTCAGCCTTGGGTTGGACCAGGTAAGAATGTTACACAAAAGCGCTATTCACATTCTGTTAATCCTAGAGCAGGCGAACAGTTTATTAAGAACCTTGGGCCAATCTACGGACAAAAGAAAACATCTGGTATTGGTGATAAGCGTGGTCGTTTAATTTATCGTGCATGGGATGAAACAAACGGCAAAGTTATTGCCGCTTACTTTAAGGCAGTTGAAAACGTTACTGCCAAGTTTAATAAGCGTACTTCAATTGTCGACATAAAGAGAGCAGCATAATGGACGTTTCAAAGATAGCCGTTCAAATCGCCTCGGAGTTCACAGGCTCTAAGGCGTTTAAGCAGGCTGAAACATCTGCTCAAAAACTAGAACGTACAGTTAAAAACCTTGGCAGAACTTTAGGTGTTACTTTTTCACTAGCCGCCATTGTTAATTTTGGTAAGGCTTCAGTTCGTGCATTTATGGATGCTGAACGTGAGGCTGCTGTCCTTGCCAACACAATGAAAAACCTAGGGCTAGGTTTTGATTCTGGAAGAGTTTCAGCATATATAGATAACCTTGGCAGGCTTTATGGCATAACTGGTGACCAGGGAGTTCCTGCAATGCAGGCTCTATTAAGCGCCACTGGTTCAGTCACAAAGTCCCAAGAATTAATGAATACTGCAATGAACATTGCAGCAGCAAACAATATCGGAGTTGCTGAAGCGGCTAAAGGTTTAAGCCAGGCATACCTTGGTAATCGCAAGGCTCTTAATCAATACAACACAGGTCTTACAAAAGCAGAATTACAATTAAAATCTTTTGAAGATATACAAAAATTATTAGATACACGCCTTGCTGGCGCTGCCACCGAGGCTGCTGCCACATACTCAGGGCAATTATTAATACTTAAAGAAAACGCAGACCAAGCCAAGGAAGCAATTGGAAAAGGCTTAATAGATAGTTTTATTCTTTTAGCAGGCGATAACAGTCTAGAGGTTGCCACTGCTAACATGAAAAAGTTTGGTGACCAAATTGCTTATGCTTTACTTGGCGCAGCAGACCTACTTAAAAAAATTCAAGGCATTGGCAAAGAAAGCGAACAAGGTTTTGTTGGTCCTGACGGAGTAAGAAGAACACGCCGTCCATCTGCTTTGCAAGAACTAGCAGGATATGGAAAAACAGTAGCCAATCGAAATGCAATTATGGGCACGCCTGGTGCTATTTCTGGCAAGTTCCCAGGTGGCGCTGCCTTCTTTGCCGCGCAGGCTAAAGCAGAAGAAGCCTCTATTAAGCGTGCTAAAGAATTACAAGCAATCGAAAGAAAGCGTTTAGATACCGCCAAGAAACTTGCTGCTGAAAAGGCTAAAAAAGTTGCTTTAGATAAACTTTCTGCGTTCCTTAATAAAGCAGAACAACTGTTTGATATGGACCGTATCCAATTAGCGGCTGCTGCTTTAAGCAAGCAGACCGATGAAGATAAGGTTCGAATTAGATTAAAGCAAGAAATCCTTGACCTTGAACAAGCAATTAGTGACGGCAATGTTGAAGGTGCTGCTAAGTTGGCACTTGCAATATCTAAAGACGCTGAACTTCTTGGGCAACTTCGCGGTGACATGATTAAGTTGGGTGATGTTCCAAATCCATTTATGGAATGGCTAATGACACTTCAAGCAATTGCAGCACAGTTAGCGGCCCTAGCAAATTTTGTACCACCTGTAACTGGCTCGATGGGAATTGGTATGGGCGGCTTTAATGCTGGTTCTGCCCGTCTTGGAGAATCAGCAGGCAATGCTGCTGCTGGACTTCCTGCTAACTCATTAAGTGATTTCATGGGATTTGGAGATACACATTTAGGCGCTCTTGCACGTCAAGGAGCAGTTCAAAACATTAGCGTTGTTGTCAATAATGCTGGTTCAACAATTACAGAGCGTGACCTTGTTGCTTCTATTACTGAAGGTATCTACAACAACCAGGCTGCTGGTACTCCAATCAATTATTCAACGGTGTATTAATGGCATTACCTGCAACCCCTATTGTTAAAATTAACCTTACTCAAGGAGCATCATTTGGTACTGTGATGGTGTTGGGTACGGGTCAGTTAGGCTTTGCAGAACTTGGCACAGTTGTTCCAGATATTGTTGATGTATCTGCTTCTGTTCTTAAAATTAACACACGCAGAGAACGCAACCTTTTGCAAGATAAATACATCTCTGCAACTGCGGTTGTGCGCGTGAACGACCCAACAGGGAACTGGAATCCCCAGAACACATCCTCAATTTTTTATCCTGATGTTCAACCACTGCGTAAGATTCAGATTCAAGCCAATTACTCTGGAACTTTGTATTCTATATTTTCTGGTTACATTACAGAATATAAGTACACATACCCGACATCACAGGAAACGGGATTTGTTGACTTTATTTGTTATGACGCTTTCCGTTTATTCTTTAACTCAAACGTAACAACAGTCACAGGTGCTACTGCTGGCCAAGATACAGGAACACGTATTGGCAAGATTCTTGACATGGTTACATGGCCTAACTCTCAGCGTTCTATTCAGACAGGCAACACAACATGTCAGGTTGACCCAGGCGGAACTCGCTCAGTTCTTCAGGCTATTCAAACTGTTGAGTTCACAGAGCAAGGCGCGTTCTATATTGACAAGGCTGGAAACGCAGTATTCAAGAATCGTCAATATGTCGTAGATGCTCAATCTGTGTCACCTACCAAGTTTTCTAATGCTACTGGTTCTTCTGATATTAACTATGCTGGTATTCAGTTTGCTTTTGATGATAAGACAATTGTGAACTCAGCAACGGTTACTAGAGTTGGTGGAACTGCTCAGACTTACTCAGATGCGACATCTATTGCTTCTTACTTTACTCATGCTATTACCGCTCCAGATATGCTTATGCAAACTGACGCCAATGCTTTAGCACTTGCAACCGCGTACGTCGATTCTCGCAAACAAACCACAATCCGCATTGATTCAATTACCCTTGACTTAGTGACTCTTGGTTATGGTCCTGGTATTACAGCAGCACTTGACTTAGACTATTTTGACACCATGCAAATTACCAATGATGGCCAAGGCGGTTCAACCATTGTCAAGACTCTGCAATGTCAGGGAGTAGCCCACGACATCACCCCTAACACTTGGGTAACAGTTTTGACCACACAGGAACCTTTACTCGATGTTATGTACTAGAATTGACCCTATGAAAGAGGTGTGCTAATGGCAACAGGTTGGCCAATGAAAACGACTTATGCGAATGGAGATGTCTATTCCGCATCGGATGTCAATGATATTACTGGCACGATTAACTTGCTTCAGACAAGCACACTATCTCGTGCAGGTGGCAAAAATGTCATTATCAATGGTGGCATGGATATTTGGCAACGCGGCACATCTTCAACAGCAGTTGGTTATGGAAGTGCAGACCGCTGGTATCAAAACAACGCAGGCGGTACGGGAACATTTGCGCAAGAAACTACAACAGTTCCAACTGGTGCGCGTTATGCAATGAAGTTTACAGCGAGTTCGAGTGCTGCACCTCAAATCCATCAATACATTGAAACAATGCAAGTAATCCCATTACAAGGTCAGACAGTTACATTGTCTGCATCAATGGGCGCAAGCACATCAACAGCAATGGGATTAGATTTAGCGTATACCACATCTGTCGATTCAGGAGCGGGTGCAAGTTGGACAACAATTACTCCAACTTCGACCACATCAGGGGCATCTGTAACAACATATCAACGCCTTAATAGCGTTTATTCAATTCCATCAACTGCAACATCTTTGCGAGTGAGGTTATATTCAGTCAATAATATTGCCAATACTGTTGTGGTTTATTTTGGAAATGTCCAACTAGAACTAGGTTCAACTGCCACTACTTTTAGCCGCGCTGGTGGAACTATCCAAGGAGAATTAGCCGCTTGTCAGAGGTATTACTACCGACAGTCAGCAGTAGAGTCATTTTCAGATTTTGGGCTTGGTTTTGCAGTAAGCACAACATCAGCAAGAATTGAAATATCTATGCCAGTCACTATGCGAGTTGCTGCAACAAGTTTAGAATACTCAACTTTAATTCTTTGGGATGGTTCAGGAACAAATACAACTGTTACCAGCGCAGCACTTGGTGAAGTTGGTTTGCAGAGGTTGAGATTAACTATTGGAGTTGCCTCAGGTTTGACTCAATACCGACCTTACTCATTGTTAGCAAATAACAGCACATCAGCCTATGTCGGCTTTAGCGCGGAGTTGTAAAATGGAAAACACAAAAGAACTCATTGTTGAAACACCTAATGGCGAAAGCGTCACTCACATCATTATTGACCACGGCAATGAGCAATTTACCTCAATGCTAAAATCAACATACGACGCTATACAAGCGGAACACTTCACACCGATGGTAACTGATGAAGCCGCTACTCTGTAAAGCAGGGCAACAACTCCGTGAGCAGATTGATGATTCCTTTCCTGACCGCGATAGAAAGTCTGATGGTTGGATAGGCGATGCCAAACACTCCAATCGTAAGAGTGACCACAATCCCGATAAGACTAACGGAATCGTCAGGGCTATTGATGTGGATAAGGACCTCGACTCACGCGCCAGCACAGGTGCTTATCTTGCCGACCAAATACGCCTATGTGCCAAGGCAGGCGATAAGCGAATCTCCTATGTCATTTTCGCAGGAAAGATTGCCAGTGCTAAATCGTTTTGGCGTTGGAGAACTTATTCTGGCATTAATAGCCACCATGCACATATCCATATCAGTTTTACTAAAAAGGGCGATGAGAACGGTTCTTGGTTCGAAATCCCGATGTTAGGAATAGGAAATGAAAATGAATAAAAACACAAAGAACGCAATCAAGTCTTACCTCAAGGCTGTTGCGGTTTCAGCAATTACTTTAGGCCTTGCGCTTGTTGCTGATATTCGTCCTGAATATGCAGTTCTTGCATCTGCTTTAGTTGCACCAATTGTTAAGTACCTAGACCCATCCGATGACCAAATCTCATGAGTCCAACAGATTGGACGGGTGTTGTAGTTGCTGCACTGACCGTTATTGGTTCATTTATTGGTGCAGTCAAATGGTTAGTAAAGCATTATCTAAACGAACTAAAGCCAAATAGCGGCTCTTCTATGCGCGACCAAATAACTGCATTAGAAGCGCGTGTCGAAACAATAATTCGTATTCTAGAGAGGTAACAATTCTCTTATGGCAAGAAAAGCAACTAAGAAATTAGTGGATGAAGGCTATTCCAAACTAGACGCGTGGGCAATCGGAGTGCATGAGATGTACCGTGCATTACGCCGCGCAGGTTTCCCAGTTGATTTGGCACTTGCCATCATTGTTGAGAAGAACGCATATCCTGAATGGATACTGCCTAACCCAATCAACCCAAATATCCCAGAGCCAGACTGGTATGAGGACGATGAGGATGAATGAAACGAACTATCGTTTGGCCCGACCTTCAGTGCCCGTACGAGGATGCACATGTTGTACGAAATTTTGAATTATTTGCAAAAGCGTTTAAGCACGATTCTGTCGTTACTATCGGAGATGAGATTGACCTTCCTCAGATAAGCCGTTGGACTGAAAACACTCCAGGCTGGTACGAACAGACACTAGCGGATGACCGCGACCACACGGTTGACGTATTATGGCGATTGACACAATACGCCAAGGAAGCACATTCAGTGCGTAGCAACCACACTGACCGTTTGTATAACGTCATCATGAAGAAGATTCCCGCTTTCCTATCTTTGCCAGAACTCAAGTTTGAGAAGTTTATGAAACTCGATGAACTAGGGATTCAATTTCATAAAGAAGCCTTTCCAATAGCGCGTGGGTGGATAGCCGTCCATGGCGATTTAGGTGGGCTTAATCCAAACCCAGGAATGAGCGCGTTGAACCAAGCCAAAAAGGCAGGCGTATCAACCATTATGGGACACACGCATAGAGCGGGCAGAAGTGCCGTTTCTGAGGCCTACAACGGCTCTGTGAGGCGCGTACTGCACGGAGTTGAAGTGGGACACGCAATGAACGTAAAGGCCGCCAAATACGTTTCTATGCCCAATTGGCAGCAAGCCTTTGCCATTGTTACAGAAGTAGGCAAGAATGTCCAAGTTGACTTGATTTATGTGGAAAAGGATGGCACGTTCGTAGTCCACGGTAAGCGATATGGGCGGCCTCGCTAGCGACATTTTCCCTGTACGCAGGGATATTGACGTTCAGATGGACGATGGAGAATTGTTACCATTTCGTTATCAAAATAGGCTTGACTTGTCCTGACCCTGTGCAACACTAATGCCATAACCAATCGAACGAATTGGGAAAAGGGGCAAAAGATGGGCGCAATGAAAGCAATTTATATGGATATGGCAGAGGATTTCGAAAACCTTAACGAAACCTCGATGCAGTTCAAAGGCAATAACTGGGAAGCACAGGACGGACGCTTTGAAGGTCCAGTCAATTACGAACTCGATTACATCTATTGGTTTGACAATTACGCCAACCTCATGGCGGCACGCACAATCCTTCAGGATTTTGGCAACAGTTATGAAGCCATCTTTGATGATGCCTTAGGCCAATGGTGCTTAATCACTGACTATCAATCAATGTGCTGGAGCAACTAATGTCATTATTCTGGTGTTTTGCATTTGGAATCTTATTCACAACTATTGGCTATTACATGGGCATTACTATTGGCAAAGAGCAAGGTCATCGTGACGGCTACTTACGAGGTCGTGCAGTTTCACGACAAGAATTCTGGAAGGAATAAATGAAAGCAACCGAGGCACTTATCAATGCAATCGACATTATGCAAAGTCGTTCTAAAATCTACGGTCACGCGAAAATCAATCAAGGTCGCATCGCTGCAAGGCTTACCTGTCTATTTAGTTACCCAGTCACAGACTATGAGGCTTGTCTTGCAATGGTCGAAGTCAAACTCAGCCGAATCCAAGAGTCACCAAAACATGTTGACTCCTATCAAGACGCCATCGCTTATTTGAGCATGGCCTTAGAACTCGCAACAGAAGAGGATGAACTATATGTTTGATTTGAGTTCGTATGAAGATGTTAACTCTAGAATTCGCCGCTTTCAGGTGGCGTTTCCTGTCGGAAGGATTGTTACAGATGTCATTCAATTTAATGCTGAAAAGGGTCATGTCCTTATATCAGCCCAGATTTACCGCGAGCATGAAGATACGCTTCCTGCTGCTGTCGATTACGCTTTTGGAGATGCAAGTACGTTTAATGCTTCGATGCGTAAGTTTTACGTTGAAGATACTGTCACGTCAGCGATTGGCAGAG